AAAGCACAGGATAGCCAAGATGCTTTTAATGAAAAAACCAAATATAGCCGCAAAAAGTTTGATGATGTTTTTAAATTAATGCAGCAGAAATAGAACATGTTAGAAAATAAAATTGAGCAGAATTTTAAGAGCTATTGTATAGAAAAGGACGTGCTGTGTTTAAAAATGACTGTAGCAGGCGATAATGGGTATCCAGATAGACTGATAATTGGACAAGGATTCATGTTCTTCATTGAATTTAAAAGGCCAAACAGCTATCCATCCCCTTTACAAATACTTACGCATACAAAACTGAGGGGATTAGGACAAGATGTTTATTGTTTTAACCAGAATGGTCTTGCTCAAATAGTACTTGATATATATCTTTGTGGCAAAACACCTGAACATATACTTGAGCATAAGGGTATAAATACGATATATTGCGGGAGTATGCCAGAGTTAACTAAGGTGGGTTGTTAATGGAATATAAGCCACATTTATATCAAAAAGAAGCTGCCCAATTTTTATATGATAATAAAAATGCCCTTATTTTTGCAGACATGGGGACGGGTAAGACTGCGATAATATTGTCTCTCCTTCATAGGCTGTTCGCAAATCGCGAATCGCGAATCAAGGGCGTTCTTATCCTTGCTCCCTTACGAGTTTGTCAGCTTACCTGGCCGATTGAGATTGCCAAATGGGATTTCTCTGAAGGTTTCACTCATACCTTTTTACATGGTAAGAATAAAAATACTATTAAAGACAACCATGACATATACCTCATGAACTATGAAGGTCTTTCATGGCTTTTGGAGTACTTAACAGACAACCCTTGTCCTTTTGACATTGTTGTCTTTGATGAGATATCAAAACTAAAGGATGCTGCAACAAAACGGTTCAAAGCTCTAAAAAAGATAATTTCTCTATTTGATCGCCGTATAGGGTTAACTGGCACACCTTCTCCGAACTCATACATGGAACTTTTTTCCCAGATGTATGTTATTGACAAGGGGGCAACATTAGGGGAATTCATTACACATTACAGAGATAATTTTTTTGATAGGTCGTACAATGGGTTCACCTATACTATAAAGCCACATGCAACAGAGATAATTGATAAGTTAATCGCCCCTCATGTGTTCAGGATTGAATCAAGTAATTGTGTTCCTATAACCTATATTGACGTTGATGTCTTACTTCCAACAGATATTATGTCTAAGTATAAGAAGTTTGAGAAGGAGTTTTTCATCAGATTTGATGATACTAATTTAAAGGGCGTGAATGCTGCTGTGCTGCTTAATAAGCTACGACAATATGTTGGTGGTGCTGTATATACAGAAGATAAGAAAGTAAAGGTAATACATGACTGTAAAATTGTAGCTGTAGATAAGATATCTGGTCCATGTATAGTCACGTATACTTATATACATGAGCGTAACAGAATACTGCAAAGTTATCCTGATGCTGTAGATTTTTCTAAGGGTAATCAAAATGAAACTCTTGAACGATGGAACAAAGGGGAGATATCAAGATTACTTATTCATCCTGCTTCAATGGCTCATGGTCTCAACCTTCAATTCGGTGGTGCTAAGCTTATCTGGTTTACTTTACCTTGGTCACTGGAGGAATATTTACAAGCAAATGCCAGGATATGGAGACAAGGCCAAGAAAAGCCAGTAGAAATTTACCATTTGATGATAAATAATACTGTTGATGTTGTTGTGAAAGCTGTCTTAGAAAGCAAGTCTTATCGACAAGAAGCTTTTTTGAACGCAATGAAACAATATAGGTTAGTATAATGCTAACTAGAATATGTAAAGTATGTGGTGCTGAGAAAACGTTAAACCTGCTTGTTAAAAACAAGGAAGCTAAATATGACAGGTTAAAACTTTGTCTTAAATGCAAGGCAAAGAACAATGCAGAATATAGAACTGGTAATACCTATGCTATATTGATAACCAGTGATAAATTCAAAGCTTCAAGGTATAAAAGCTTCACTAAATATGAAGCTAGTGCTAAAGGTAAAATAGCTAGAGCTAAAGCAAATGCTAAATACGAAGCCAAGAATAAGCTATTTTTAGCTAATGGATTTTACTAAGAACGTTATCTATTACTGGATTTTTTTTCAATAACATCTGAGACATTATCAAATACATCTTTAACAACGCCAATCTCTGACACAGCATCAACTACATTATGCGTCACAGTGTTTTTCAAAGGCTCTGTGACCTCATCTGTGGATAGCATCTGAAACGTAACCGTACCACCAGAGGCAACAATACATAAGGCTAAAATCCATTTAAGATATTTAGTGTTCAGGAGCTTCTGAATATATTCCTTCATAATCTATACTCTGTCAATTTGGAGTGGTACAACACCAGTATCAGTATTGTCACTGTAAGATATGGATACTAACCCGTCAGTACCCTTATAAGATATTGCTCTGCAATCCAGTATTGCAGTTGTGCCAGGAGCCACTGAAGCAACGATATTATTTTTTGTCAGATTACCTGTTCCAGGTAAGAAATTATTTTTCTGCACTGCTGCAATAGTAACGTCAATGCTAAAAATTGAACCATTGTTAACATAGAACATAGTTTTGTCGTTATAGGAAAATGTATCTTCTAAACTACCAGATACCCACGTATCAGTATTATTTTCCCAAGTATCTGTTAAAGTTTTCCATGCATCACCACTACCAGCTGGCGTAGTTGAGATAGTTGTACCTTTACCTTCTGAAAGTATAAGGGACGCTAAAAAAGCCATGTGTGATTCTCCAAATAGAGGGTAATGCTAATTATATCAGGTCAAGTGCTGTTTTTAGCATTAAGTCTGTTATATTTACGTTTTAAGTTATTAGAATGTTGTTTATAAGTATACCCTTCAAAACAAGTAGCTGTTATCCTTGCACCTTTTTCAATTAAGAAATCTGCGAAACTAAAAATCTTATCAAGACGTCTTTTTATTTCTTTATCATCTTTTGTATCAATGGGTTCATGTCTAAGTATGCAGCAAAGTAGTGGCGTTAACCTTAGTGCAGATAAATCTTTTAAGTTAATCAAAGCACCTTTATCAAGTGCCAATTTGGCTCTGCTGATATCAGCAGCATGTGCAGCTTGAACCAGATTAACTTGTTCTGAGTACTTTTCTATATAACTATTCTTTGACATCTGTTTCTTCCATAATTATTGCATCAAGAGCATCCTGTATTGTTTCCCAGTCAGGCATTTTAGTGAAATCAAACATAATATCAGTATCTATTTTCTTGTGGTCAATCATAACTATTTTACTGTATTTAAGCATTTGTGCTGCAAATTGATGTATATTAATTTCAGGGTCTAAAGTAGCTGTTAATACTTTAGTAAGCCCATCATCAGAAGCTTTGTCCCATTGAATTAAATATCTCTCGTATATGTTCATATTAATTGTCCACAAGCCATTACTGAAACATTAGTGTTGTCTGCGGGAAAGAAATCTAACCCAGGACCAAAAATAGGTTTGGACATACCATAAGTTTGGCATTCAACATATGACGTTGTATGGTTCTGTAGCACAATAAATGAAAGGGATAAACCAGAACCGCTACTCGTAGTACCTGTTGCTGCATAAGATACTATGGTTGCATAGGGATTAGTAAAGTTTATTCTGACCCTACCAGTTCCTGTAATAGCTATAACAGTACAACCTCTGACATATGCTATTATGGTACCAGAGGTATTAAACCTCGTAACCACTTGAACTGAGACAGGTGAATAATATAAGCCAAAAGGATTAACACTAATCTGAGCATCAATCTGTGCTTTCATTTCAGCAAGAGTTGCAAAATTCTGAGTTATTGGCACATTTGCTTCATTTAATATAAGCCATGATGTCCCATTTGAGACGAGCGTTATTGCTTGATTTACTGCTGTTAATGTTTTTAATGCTATTACACCATCAATAGCAACTGCTCTAGGGTCTATTGTAGTGACACCAGCAGCAACCTTTTTAATAGTTACCGTGAAACCATTATGTATGTCAGTAATAAGGGGTAGCCTAACAATACTGGTTGCAATAAGGATACTTATTATTGCCCTATCGTCTGCCTTGGTTACTATATATTCTCCTGTTTTAGGTAATACTACTCTAGGTCTATATAAATTAACAACTCTCCAATTAGACCCATCTGACCTTAAAATGATTGCTTCATTGGTGATTTGTAATATGTAATTGGTGTCTCCATCAATTGTCTCTGTCGCATTTGTGCTCAAAGTAACTGTGTTTATTGTATTGTCAATCTTCTTTATCGATATAACTGCACCTGCTCTGGCAGAACTGGCAGCAACTAGATGAATAATGATAGATGCTGCATCAGCATCAACGAGAAGCATGTTACCATTATCAGCAGTCACCATAATATAATTAACATTGATATTTTTTATGAATGATTCGGTTAAGGATAAAGCAAAAACCCAAGAACTATTTTCAGCATTTCGTCTCTTAAGGATACCTTCAGTAGTATCAGCCCAGAACATATATGGTACGGTTACTTGTGGACTACTTGGACCACTGAATAGACTGTGTAGAGCATCCATACTACGCGTTAAACGAGATATGTCAGTTAATGGTGATGTAGTTGTAGGGTTAATATCCCCTATTTCCCAAACTTGACTCATTTAGCTATACCAAAAAAATCCACGACTCCAGAAAATACACCACCAGTAGACGTAATCATACTCAATTTAAGTGCATTTACTGCTGCCACATTAGTTAACCTGCCACCTCCTTGGAGATTTACAAAATTGCCAGTAGTACTCGTGTAGTTACTTTCTAAACGTAATATTGTATTAACTGATGTATTTAACATATGATATAGACTAATCTCACCAACAGATAGGTCAGTAGCACTTGCACTTACACCAATAGTAACATTGGGTATAACATCCCATTGACTATCATTAGTACCGTTATCTGTATTTTGAGTACCATCATCTATATTATAGTGAAAAGCATAAGCATACCCCGTACTAAGAAAAGTTGACCCATTGTTTGTGCTGGCAGTTAACTGCAAACCATCCCCTGCAACAGAAAAGCTCAGAGAAAACCGAAGCACATAGTTATCATATATGCTTGTAATCAAACTAGTAATATCTAGTTCACTTACTGATGTAGGAGTATATTGCTGTAAGTGAACTAGATTCCCAACAATATTGCTTATGCTACTATTATACACTGAATATGTAGAACCATTTGTTCTAACGTTAATGGCTGCATTCTCACTCAGTATAGCAACTGTTGTAGTTCCATCAATGTTATCAGACGAGGCGATAATAACTGCATTATCACTTGAGTCAATTTTTTTAACGACTACATTCCAGCCATTACCTGTAGATGCAGATGTGGGCAATGTGATAGTGACTGCTGCACTTGACGCATCCACTAATATCAAACCAGCATAATCTGATAAAACGGCAGTATAGTCTGCATTTTTGGATATCACTGGTGTATCCGTTGCAGAAGAAATAATATTCCAAGCAGTATCTCCAGAATTCCTTTGCTTGTACACATCATTTATCGTGTCAGCATAAATTTGGTAAGGGATAGCTATTGTTGGATCGGATATACCAGAAAAATTAGAACGATGGGCATCATGTGCTCCAGTCAATTTGTCGATATCGGTAGACGGAGATGTAGTTGCTTTGTCAATTTCATCAATCAAATAAATTTGGGTCATTTTATTGCCTTAGTTATTATATGTATATCGGCATAATATCATATTTTAGCGCTAGTATCCATGAATATTTAAATTCACTACCCCTGCTACTGGTAGACTGGCAGGAGTCCTGAATAACTGAATAAATACAGAACTCGTAGTCTCGTTAGAGATGACGAACACGTCACCTGTTTCACCTTCGACTATGGTAGCCTGTGTATTAGGAACAATATTCATTTCCTCAAATGTAAAGGTTCTACCCTCAGCTGGTATAGTTTCTGCATTAAACAACACGATTATATCTTGTACATCTAATGTAATCTTCATGCTTTGAACTGTTGGGATATCTGAACTGGTTTCTTCCTTAGAAATAACGAGTTTGAACTTATAATATCTTGCATTATAGCCACCTGATATGAGAACTTCAAAATCAGTGAAAACAGTATCATCATTGCTTGATGAAATAAATAATGTAAAGTCTGCGGGGTTTCCTTCACCGGCCCACGTGACTTCACCATATTCAATCCAAGGGTGATGTAAAACTAACCAGGTATATCCAGGTATAACAAGAGAAGTTGTTAATACTACATCGACTCTGGCAAATACATTAACAGCACCTATATCAATTGAGTTCGTAATATAGGTTCCTGAATTTACAAATACATTCACTTCATCCCACGTATCAGTAATACTTTCCCAAGTGTTTATTATATTTCCCCACACCACATTTGGATTGCTTGCTAAAGTTAATTGATTTAATTGGTCTATAACTAAATCATTAAGCGTTCCAGCCCAAGGTGTAACTAAACTTTCTTGTAGCTGTGTAAAGATTATATTGACCTCATTTGATATACCAATAGATGTAGTAGCTGCTGTTTTACTTTCACGCAATCCTAAATCAACGGCTTTTATTAAAAATGTCCCTGCCGTATAATCAATATCTAATAATACATTAGCATTTACTTGTGCAACTAAATATGACGCTTTCCATGAACCTCCCTTGCGTATCTCATAATATTTTAAATCTATATCATTAACAATAGTCCATTCAAATGATAAGTTATCACCATTGCGTGTAACAGAAAAAGACTCAACATCCTCTGGTAAGGCAGTTAGCCCTAGCACTTGATAAGAAGCCTGTGCTGTTAGATGTGAAGCTCTAAGTTCTACTATTGCATTAGCTTGTATAATAACATTAACGATATCTCCACCAGTCGTGGTGATATCAAGTGAATTAGTTTTAATACCTGAGAATGTTTCCAAGTCCCCGTCATTTAAAGCAACCGTAACATCTACAGATTCAGTTTGTGTTGCTGACCAAGATATATTTACTTGTGTTGCACCATTTAGTGACAGCAATGTCTCACTGAATAATATTTTTCTTACACTAGCTAGTTCACCGTTAAATTCAAATGGGTCGACAAACACATAATCATCATTTTCAGCCAGATAATATTCTGGGGTGTCTTCGACACAAGTCAGTGTTGCAAATAAATCATCCTGTGTTTTAATATCTAAAATTTTAGCAGTAAGTCCAGGTTTGGAATCATCTTCAAAAAGCCACACATAATCTTTAGGTTCATTCGTTGTATTATCATCAGGTGCTACACTTAATGAAGGTGAAATATTAATAATCCTGGTTGGATTGTCAAAGGGTGACGTTACTGTATGGGTGGTTAAATTAATATCTGGATCACGGATAGTGATAAAACTGCCAGACCCTACTGTAACCGATTTATCCAGCGTAAGTTGAGATACAGTACCCGATGTCAGTCTGCCGCTATCTGACCAGGAAGTTAAATCATGCCCAATCAAAATGACATCACCACGAGTGGCTATTAAGTTTTCTATATCTACGGTAAACTCTATCACACGACGACGGAACACAAAGGAGGCCGCAATCAAGTTAGCTTCTCTACCCGCTTGTGATAAATTTGTTACACCAAATAATTCGATTTCAACGGGGTTTGATGGTAAAACCTCATCTTGTAGATTAATTACGCTTTGTCTTACCTCGTTTTTTTCATAATTTCTGTCTTCATCAATATATTTTACTATTACTTCTGTAGGTAGATTATCAGTGGCATAAGTTACTTTAAAAGAATCTTTAATAATAGATGCCATACCAAATGCTTGGATCGGAAGTCTGGATTCCTCATCAAACACCACGGACATTTTTGTTAAAGCTAATTGTGGTGAAGCTCTGCCGGCGGCTGCTATCTGTTGCAGTGTTTCATAAATTGTCTGCGGAGTGTCTATAATTGCATTAAAAGTTAAATCATTATCATCACACCAGACTGCCCATTCACGTAGTCCATCAAGGTCAATCTCATCGTCGCTTAAACCAGCACCAAATCTTTGCGACCCATCAGAATTAAAATCTCCTCGCAAAAACCAAATATATAAATGTCCTGGATTAGATGATTGTTGTATAACTTCAGCGCTACCATTCCATACAGGTATAAGGTTAGCCACTATAACTGATAATCTATCTACTGTTCCACTAATTTGTGCTGTCGCGCGTATACGTAAGCCCAGTCGCATTCTCTTTGAATAATCCGCCTCGTCTGGCTGCATAGATAATAACTGAACCCATGTTGCCTTCAAATTAGCAAAACTAGATGAATCTAATAGTTGTGGAACCCTTCTAACTCTGACCTCATATTGACCTTGTGGAACAGTTCTATATAACCATCTGCGAGCAATCTTAGGTCCTCTATTAGTAAAGGTAGTAGCACCTGCGCTATTTACTACCACCCCATATTGTCTACTGTCTGCTAAAACTACCCAAGTTGAGGTTCCTATTTCTCTCATCTGAACTATCAAGGTCATTGCCACAACCATAAAAGCGCCTGTTTCTGGGTCATTGCGTGTCATCTGTAACTCTAAATCAACAATCAAGGCTGTTGCATTTTCTGCCGAGGTTCTTATAACAAACTCACTGGCCTGTGGTTCTAACTCTGAACCCGCAGTGACTAATGTAGTAGCAGGAAACAGACTGATTTTACCGGTTGAGAAAGAAGAAAGTTCTGTTATAACCTCGTTGAAATTCTCAAGGGCCGTTTGTTCAATTTTTTTTTCTGCTACTGTAAGCTCATTAATACCTAAGTTAAAAATTTGATATAAGATTTGATTTGCACCTTCAATTCTCGTATAGCTTGTGATAGCTAAATCAGGAAACATTAAATGCTTCCCAAAAACTAAAGGCATTGGTTGATAAGGCCGGACCTGATTAGACCCACCAGTTATCGAATAAGTAGGCGACACCTGTATCTGTGTGCCTTGTCTTTGAGTTATGGTATCAACAATGGGCTTTTTATTAACTAATAGTACAGTGGCTACACTCAAAGCCGAAGTAATTGCGGCTATTGCACCGAAAACTATTGCAATAGTAGTCGGCTCTCCAGCATTAGGTACAATAGTAATAAAAGCTTTTTCTTTGATTCTAGTTTTATCCCAAAGCTCAAAGGGTATTCTTATACCATTCGCCCTTAACCCATGCTGCATATATTCAGGCACAACAATATCAATACGCTCTAAGTATTCTTGAATTGTCTCATCTGGCGTGATGTATTCGTTTATAGTTACCCTGCCTTTATCAGATAAAGGATAGGGACTAAAAACAAGCCCTATGTTTAGTGATTTAAATAATGCTTTTGTATTGTACATAACTAACTAATCTCAAGCACTGAGTATCTAATCTATTTGCCTTCACCGTAATTGTCCCATTCGTTTTTGAACCCAGGTGTATAATGTTTCCAGTTCCCCTGTACGTGTAATAAATCCCTAAATGTCTCGCTCTACCACCATACGATAAAACAGTGACACATCCGTCTAATGGCGTAGACAATTCTTCAGAATAGTCTGGTAGTCCTAACGTTAACAACTTCTGTCTTTCTAAAGTTGTTTCACCATGATTTGAAAATAACACTGTAGTGATACCATATTGCTCTTTCAAAATATCTATACATAAGTTCAAGCAATCATATTTATCTACGATGTAAGGTCGTCCTAAATATTTAAAAACCCAATGCTTATCCATATCAAAATAATCCGGGGCTTGTTTCTTGTGTATATATCATTTGAACTGACTTTGTATTTGAAATATCTTGACGCGTAAGGGTTCCTGTAACACTTGTAAGTGACATTGTTATATTGACAAGGTTAAATGTTGCCGATAGCATAATTGAATTAATATCACTCAGCAATATTTGTCCTAGAGTTATCTTCGCCCCTACCAGTCCACCCGTGGATTCAAGTGCTGCTACTAATACACGACCAACATTATCAATAGTTATGGTCGCGCCTAAGTCAGAGGACGAATCGGAGTCACTTGGTACCGCGACATTCATACCAATAGCAGTATATACATTATCATTTGAAGTGATATCTTCATTGTTATCACAAAACCGGACTGGTGTGACAAAGGAAGAATGATTTATCTCTACTATAAATATAGGATAATCAAAATTATCTACCCTTGAAGTGCTCTGCTTGAATAAGGAAGTTAACTCTCTAGGCACTGGTAAACACCTCCAATGAAAATGTTATCGTGTTTACTTCATTAGCCAGAATAGTTAAATCCCATGCACCATTCACTATCCTGGCATCCACTGTATCTCCTGTAGAGGGTTCTACCCAATCAAAAGAGAGAGTACCCCTTTCTATGGTGTCTGTGAAAAAAGTACGCCACTGAGCTAATTCAGTATCGGTCAAAGTATACGATACATTATAATTGATATAGTTGGCTGCATATCTTACGGCTTGTTTTATTATGCCCTCTGTCTCGCTTCTAATTACAGTAGGTAGTGTGTATTCTTTGTAGTCCACAAGCATTGGAGATTGTATAAATGGAAAAGTTGGCATTATTGTTACCTCGGTTGTGGTGACAGGCCAAAACGTGTGGCTGTAGCTCTTGACATAGGGCCATTATTACGCAGGTCAGTTATATATATCCTTACCATGTCTCCTTCACCATCTGCCTTTTTCTCAGAAACCATACGACCCTGCAGGGGTGTATTAGATTGATTAATAAGCTCAAAACTATTGTTCACGACAACACCGTCACTACCTAATCGTGAATTGGGAGTAATATTCCCACTAGTGTTTGGTATAAACAGTTCAGGTCCTTTTTCACCTACTAAAAAACTGTTCCCTTTTGAAACTGGCCCACCACTTGCCCTGGTGCCTGTGGGCAGTAAAGTACTGAAATTAAGTGCTTTACTCAACCCTCCAGCAAAACCTACTCCTGATACTGCGCCACCTGATAAAGATTTAAACAATGCCGCCGCAGCATTTAAAATTGCAAATTCCACTATCATTTTAAGTATATCAGTTAATATTTGTTTGGCCATAAACGAGAAAGATTCTGATAACGTAGCATTGCCATCGATGAATTGACCTAGCCCATCATTCAAACCTCTAAATAAAACCCTCCCTGTTTCTGCTGCCATTTTAAACGCTGAAGAGTTTTCAATATTCAATTGCTGTTGTTTTAATAATAGCGCATTTAATTTTTCATTCCCTTCTTGCCCTTGATTAAGAAACAAATCCTGTGCTTCTGTTGCTGATTCATAGCCTTTAGTAATTGTTCCCGTAAATAGAAGTGCGCCCAATGCTGTTACGCCCTCTACTTGGACAGCGAAAAAATTAAGAAAACTGGCAGTTGCGTTTTTAACTGCTTGTCCCATCCTGATTACATTATCAGCCGCATTTGCATATATTGGTGTGGCCTCATTGCTCAAAAAGGTAGCAGTTTTCTCTATAGCATCTTTTTGCTCATTAAAAGCAGCAGCATTCTCACCCAATATCTTATTTAACTCTTGACCAGAAGTACCATAAAGTCTTGTTTCAAGGGCTGCACGTGCACTTGAATCTGAAATAGCGCTTATTCTTTCGTTTATTAATTCAAATCGTTGTATAGTAGATAATTTACCTAATTCGTCCAGGGTTATACCAAGACCTTCAAGAGCATCCTTGGCACGAGCAACTCCCATGCCAGCTTGACCAATAGTGTTTTGCATTTTCAATAACGCGGCTTCAAAAGTACTTGACTGTACTCCTGCAAATTCTAATGCCCTTCTGTAAAGTTGTAGTTCTTCACTGGTAATATCAAGCTTTTTTGAAGTCTTATCAAGCTCGTCACCAAACTTGATAGCGGAAGATAAAGCTTTAGTAACTGCTGTGCCTATGCCAACGAGTGCAAGGGCTGCAATACCTGCTGGACCCACTAAGCCACCTAGTCCTCTACCCAGACGACCTGTTCTTTTTGTTAAAGATTCAAAACCTAAGCCAAGCGCTTTGGATTTCTTTTGTGTAAGGGAGAGTTTTTTATCAACACTAGAAAAAGCCTTTCCTGTTTTATCAGTCCCTTCGATAATGAGTTCAGCTTTATTTCTTGATGCCATGATTACACTACCTTACCTTATATAAAAATACTCCAGGAAAACAGGCTTTTATACATAAGAATTTGTCAATGCCAAGCCTAAGATTAAGAGAGTTATTAATATAGTAATTTCCTTATATGATGTCATTATATTTCCTGTAGATTAAATTTAAAAATATATTTTCACTATGTCAACGTCTTCTGCGCCTCACTTGTTTCTCGCGTTTATTTTTTTCTTCAAAATAAGCTGACCAACCAATTAATTCATTTTGATTCATTTTGTCGCATATATCAAGGACCGATTTACCTAGCACTTCCCCCAACGCATGAATAAAATATGCTTCTGAGTTGTTGGAGGTTATTATTTTTTTATAGCTGCTTTTTCCTCTACTGCCAACTCATTGGATTTTGTTACCCACTCTAAATATATCTGCATCACTATTTCAGCATTCACATTATATATTAAGTCATGCAAATCGGCTTTAGAAAATGAAAACTTATCTTCTTTATCCTCATCAGCTGTCGTTGCTAATGCTACTATAGTTTCAGCCGCACCTATTGCATTATCCATCGCAGTAAACTTTTTAAGCTTAGATGCTGTTGATACAGACAAATGCTGTATAGGGCGCATGTAAATCGTAATATCCCATTCAGTAATATCAATCTTAATCTTACTTCCTTTTATTAAATCCGCATAATGCCGTTTGGCTTTCTCTAAACTCATTAGTCTTCTCCTATATATTTAAGCAACAGTTGAAATAGTTAATTCACCAGTACCCGTAAAGGTAACATCACGATTAAATACTGCTTCTATTTCATTACTTTGATCAACAGTGGCAATAAACGCTGAACCTGTAGCCATATAGCCTCCTGTTACCTCTCCCTCGGGAAGTAGCTCAAAAGTAAGTAAAGCATTAATTTGTAATAGCGTTTGTATCGGATCAGCATTATCAAAGTATAAATTAGCACTTCCACTCCACGATTTTAATGTGGTCAACATAGTACGCCATTCCGAACCTAAAACCGTAGACTCGACCTGATCGCCTACCAGTGACAATGAAAAACTTACAACACTACCAATCGCTGTGCCTCCAATTTTTATAATTCCAGAATTACCTACAATATTACTCATCTTTATGCCCTCTTATTAAACTTGGCTAAGCGCTTTGCAACAGCCAAATCATAAAATTTTATCACGTCAGGTAGAACCTTAGATTCTTCTAGTGTCCCTATATCTCTCTCCCTGAAAAGGTCAGGGTTGGAAAGTATCTTAATCTCAGTAAATGACCTGCCTTTTTTTCTGAACAGTCCAGTATGTGGCTTCTTTTTATTAACTGTCGCTACAAACCCACCCGCATAAAATATGCTGCCACTTTTAAGCTTAGCAACAGAACCACTTCCGCTAGGTTGTACGTTTCCCTTAGCCAGACTATAAATGCCTAGCTTTTTACCACTCACTATTATAGTAGCAAACAGACGATTACCTCTATAAGTTTTAGCTTTTACAATGGCTAAAAGGCCCTTTTCACCTGCCCTCTTTTTAATATTTTTTAAATCTGCACCTGTTATACCTGATAATTCCTTAGCTATTCGATTTCTACTTGCCGTAGCCGCCCTGTTAATAGGATTAATCAAGTCTGACGAAAGCTGCTTTTTAAGAACTTTCAATTCCTTTATAACGGATTTACTATCAAAGATAAGTCTCATATGGCTATTATATCATACTATAAACAAAGACTCAGGCTCTTGCATCTGATATAGTACCATTGCTGATAATATAGCTGAACCTCTGGGATTATCACTATCTCCGCCATACGCATATTCTGTACTCTGAAATCTAAAGTCGCGGACACCTATTCCAAGTGTCTTGTTCTCATATATCATGAATTCAATATCTGAGGTCACGGTGTCTAATATACCAGCTACAGCACTGCCATCAGTCCCAATAGCTTTTACAACAAACTCAACTTCAAGTACACGCATTTGTTTAAAAGCACCGCCTCTGAATATACTTCGATCATAATCCACAGTGTCACTCAATATGTTTACAAATACCGCAGGCAAATTCTCATCTGGTACTTTGTAAAGTCGTGTGTTATACACCTGACCATTGGCAATAGAGAGCGCATCCATGTGACCTAATATTGCCTCCATAATCGCTATTCTTATAGTCATATAACCGCTCCAAGCCGACACTGAAGTATCCCTCGACCCGTTGTTGATGTATCAAGAATTTTATAAGTTTTCCCTCTAACAGTCATAATATCATCGACACTTAAAGTGACCTCTATCTCCGATAAGTCATCCTCTGAAAAATGCAGGAAAGTAACTTCCTCATAGGTGTCACCTCCGTCAACTGCAACAAAATCTTTGCGTACCTTCGCAGATAATATAGTATTAGTGAGAACATAAACTACATCTTCACTAAATACACTAACTGCTAACTTCGCCAAACCTTCAAAAAGTGATGATGTCATTTCTTATATTCTGCTTCT